GTCACGGCGAGGAACCACAACCGGCAACGCTCGCTCGGCTGGCTGGCTGTCGCGTGGATGGAGTTCTTCACCGTCCACGGTCCCGGCGATGTCCAAGGCGAGCCGGTCGTCCACGGCGACGAGTACACCGGGTTCATCGTCGACTGCTACGCCACCGACCGCGACGGTCGGCGCCTCTACGACGGCGCGTTCTGGTCCAGGCCGAAGGGCTGCGACAAGTCCGGGATGGCGGCGCGGTTCGACCTGTTCGAGGCGCTCGGCCCGTGCCGCGGCACCGGGAAGCTCGCTCGCGGCGGTGAGGTGTACCGCGACCCGTGGGGGATGGGCTTCGAGCACGTCTTCGAGAAGGGCGAGCCGCTCGCCCGGCCGGTGCACGTGCCCTTCATCCGGTGCATGGCCACCGAGGAGGAGCAGACCGGCAACGTCTACCGCTCGCCGAGGTGCTGGCCCGCAAGGACGACGCTGGCCTGACCCGGGTCCTGCTGCCTGGCGGTGGTGAGATCACCCCGTCGACGGCCTCGTCGGCCGCGAAGGACGGCGGCAAGGAAACGCACGCGTCGTACGACGAGACGCACCTGTACAACCGGCCCGAGCTTCGCCGCATGTACGCCACGGTCAACCGCAACCTGCGCAAGCGCAAGAAGATCGCGGAGACCTGGTACCTCGAGACCACCACGATGTTCGCCGACGGTGAGAACTCGATCGCCGAGCAGACCTACCAGGTCGCTGAGGCGATGAAGGCCGGCCGGGCCCGCGGCCGCGAGCGGCTGCTGCTCGATCACCGGTGGGGTGAGATCGAGCCCGAGGAGCTCTCCGACGAGAAGAAGCTGCGCGCGGCGATCGTCGAGGCCTACGGCGACGCGATCGCCTGGAACGACCTCGACGGCATGGTCGACGAATTCCACGACCCGAAGGCCGAGATCTCCGACTCGGTGCGCTACTTCCTCAACGCCAAGCACGCGAAGGCCGACGCCTGGATCTCGTCGACCGAGTGGGCGGCGATCAAGAACGAAGCGCGCACACCGCAGCGCGGCGAGGCGATCACGATCGGATTCGACGGATCCCGCGGCCGCGCACGAGGCAAGCCCGACGCGACGGCGCTGATCGGCTGCTGCGTCTCCGACGGGCACCTGTTCGAGCTCGGCGTGTGGGAGGCCGGCGAGGACAAGGACACCTGGGAGAAGTGGGAGCCGCCGATTGTCGAGATCGAGGCGGTCCTCGCCTCGACGTTCCGCAAGTTCCGGGTGGTCGCGATGTACGCCGATCCGGCCAAGGACTGGCGCTCCCACGTCAACGCCTGGGAGGCCAAGTACGGCGCCCGGGTGAAGGTGAAGGCCCGACGAGACCACCCATTCGAGTGGTGGATGACCGGTGGCCGCGCCGGCCTGGTGCAGACCGCGATCGAGCAGCTCGAGGGGTCGATCCGCAACGGCGACCTGACACACGGCAACGAGGCCAACCTCACCCGGCACATGCTCAACGCGCGGCGACGTCTCTCTCACGGCAAGCTCGCGCTGGGCAAGGAGAGCGACTACTCGTCGAAGAAGATCGACGCCGCAGCCGCCGCGGTGCTCGCCTGGCAGGCACGCCTGGACGCCACCGCCAAGGGCGCGGTCCGTCCGAAGAAGAAGCCGTCCCGAGTCATCCGAGTCCGCTGAGAAGGGGGTACGCGCGTGCCGATCGACACCAGCGTGCCCAACAGTCCCGGCTGGTGGATGCAGCGGCTGTCCAACCGGCTGCAGTACGACCGCCGGCGCTTCGACCTCCTCGAGGACCACTACGCCGGCCGGCCGCCGCTGCCGTGGGGCTCGGACAACACCGCGTCGCGGTTCTACCGGTTCCAGCAGACGTCGCGGACCAACCTCGCCGCGCTCACCGTGCAGGCACGGGCCAGCCGAATCGCTCTCCGCTCGGTGCAGACCGCGGCCGCCGACGACGCCGAGGGCGACCAGACGGCGTGGCGGCTGGTCACCGGCAACGACCTCGACGTGCAGTTTCCGCGCGCCGCGCGGCTCGCGTTCACGTTCGGCCGCGCCTACTTCGCGACCTCGACGCCGGTCGACGACGAGGACCTGGCGCCGATCACCGCCGAGGATCCGCGCACCACGATCACCGAGTCCGACCCGCTCAACCCGCAGCGCGTCCGGGCAGCGTTGAAGCTGTTCCACGACGAGACCTACAGCCTCGACGTCGCGATCCTGTGGCTGCCCGGTGAGAAGCACGTCGCGGTGCGCCAGCGCGCCACCCCGGTGCGCCGGCGACGCTCCGGCGGTCTGATCGGCATCGCCGACGTCCCGCGGGTCACGTTCAACCCCACCACGTTCGTGATGCGCGGCACGGCGCCCAGCGACGACGACACCGCGGCCACTGTCCCGGACCTCGCCGGCGGCCTGGCGCCCGCGGATCCGGCGAGTGACGGCTACTGGTCGGAGACCTACGACTCCAAGACCATCCCGGTGCAGCCCGTCGAGTGCGAGGATGGCGTCGGCGTCTTCGAGCTGCACCTGGATCTGCTCGACCGGATCAACCACCTCACGTTCATGCTGCTGGTCATCACCACCCTGCAGGCGTTCCGGCAGCGTGGCCTCAAGCAGAACGCCGGCGCCGACGGGGATGACCCCGAGGCCGACACCGCGCTCCCGGAGTTCGACGAGGACGGCCAGCCGATCGACTACGCCTCGATGTTCGAGGCCGGCCCCGACTCGATGTGGATCCTGCCGCCCGGCGTCGACGTGTGGGAGTCCCAGCAGGGTGACGTGTCCGGGATCCTCAACTCGATCCGCTCCTGCCTGCTGCTGCTCTCCGCGGTCACCCAGACGCCGATGTTCATGTTCACCCCCGACGCGGCCACCCAGACCGCGGAAGGTGCGTCGGTGCAGACCGACGGGATCGTGCTCGGCGTCGAGTCGTTCCTGCGCGGCGCTGGCCGTGCGCTGGCGCGGATCATCGCGCTCGCGTTCGACTACATGGGCGACGAGAGCCGTGCCGATGCCTCGCAGACGCAGGTCAACTTCGCTCCGGTCGACCGGTACAGCCTCAGCGAGAAGACACTCGCTGCGCAGGCAGTCGGCACGATCCTGCCGTTCGAGGACCTGTGCGAGCAGATGCTGCAGATGAGCCCCCAGCAGATCCGGCAGGCGATGACCCACCGAGCCGCCGACCAGGCGCAGCAGGCCCTCGCGGCCGCTGCTGCCGGCATCCAGGCCGGTACGGCGGCGCTCCAGGAAGCAAGGAACCGCGGTGGCGCTCCCGCTCCCGCCCCCGCAGCCTGAGGACGTCCCCACCGGCCTGGTGACGCCACTGGCGCTCGTGCAGGTCCAGGCCGCGACCCGGCAGACGCTGACCGACCACCTGGTCGCGCAGGTGCGGGCGCTCGTCGAGGGATTCACCGGCTGGTACGACGACGTCGCAGTCGCACGGCTCGCCAAGCAGATCAGCGGCCTGGTCACCGCAACCCAGACGACCGCGGCGGTCAACGAGGACGCCTACCTGACCCAGTTCCTTCGCTCAGCGACCGGGAAGAGCGTCTCGCCGGCCGGTGCGATCAGCTCGAACGTCGTCGCCGACCTGCGACGCGGCGTCGACCCCGAGCAGGTGTACCAGCGGCTCGGTGAGACCTACCGGTACGCCGAGTCGACCGGCGCCAGCCCGGAGAAGGCACTCGCGACCACGGTGACTCGAGCTGCGGTGATGAACGACACCGACATCTCGCTCGCCACCCGGGCACAGGACCACAAGACCCTCGCGGTCACCCACCTGGCCACCGGCTACCGGCGGGTGATCCACCCCGAGCTCGCCAAGGGCGGCACCTGCGGCATGTGCATCGTCGCCTCGGACCGGGTCTACAAGAAGTCCGAGCTGCTCCCGATCCACGACCGCTGCCACTGCACCGTCGCACCGATCCTCGCCAACGGCGAGGACCCCGGGTCCGGGCTGAACAACCTGGACCTCACCCAGCTGTACAGCGACGCCGAAGGCACCCAGGCGCCCGACCTCAAGCGCACCCGCTACGACGTGAACGAGCACGGCGAGCTCGGGGCTGTGCTGGTGCCGAAGAAGCGCGCGAAGAAGCCGAAGGGCCCCAACACCGTTCCGGCGAACCTCGACCTCACGTCGCTCTCCGACGCGCGGCTGCAGCAGCTGCTCGAGGTGACCGACAAGCGGCCGGCCTCAGCCGACCGCACCGCGACCCTGGCGCGGCTCCATGCCGAGCAGATGCGTCGCCTCAGCCGCGCCGCGTAACTCCGCGCGGCGCTTCCAAGACCACCCGCACCGAGCGGGCACCCCGTCATGGGGAACACCTCCGACAGGGAGAACGCAACATGCGCGTGCTCGAGAACCCCGCACTGCCCGTCCACCCGACCCTGCGTCACCCGCTGACCGGCGAGCCGCTGCGCGCGATCGCGATCCGACCCAACGGCAAGCCGCTGTGGCCGATCATGGGTGGCGCACCGGACGACCCGCCGCCCAACCCGGCGCCGCCGGCGGACCCTCCCGCACCGAAGCCCGGCGACAACCCGCCTCCGGACGACGACGCGGCGAAGGGCTTCCCGGCCAACACCGCGGTCACCGACATGACGCCCGAGCAGCAGGCGGCGTACTGGAAGCACCAGTCCCGCAAGCACGAGGATCGCTCCAAGCAGTTCGGGGACCTCACTCCCGAGCAGCTCGCGGAGATCCGCGCGAAGGCCGAGCGTCAGGATGCCCTCGAGTTCGAGATGGCCTCCGACCAGGAGAAGGCGGTCGCCGAGGCCAAGAAGGCGGCGAAGTCCGAGGCGGACGCCGAGTGGGCGCCGCGGCTGGCCGAGACGGCCTTCCGGGTCGCGATCGCCGACCGCAAGACCGCCGAGGAGATCTCCGACTTCCTCGGTGACCTCAACCTGGCGCGCTTCATCAAGGACGACGGCGTCGTAGACACCGCCAAGGTGCTCGCCCGCGTCGAGGAGTTCGCACCCTCTGGTGCGACGCCGCCTCCGGGCACGCCGCCGCGGCGCGGACCGTCCCCGACCGGCCTCGGTGCCGGCGGCGGAGGCGGTAGCGACCAGGGCGGCGCAGGCGGCCGCGCAGCCGCGGAGCGGATGTTCCCGCAGCTCGCAGCCAAGTAGCACCCAGGCGGCACCACTCGCAGCCTCCCGAGCCCGTCATGGGCGAAGCCCGCCATGGGCCATCTGATCGAACCCACCCCGAAAGGAAACCCTCATGACGAGCTTCGGCCTCGAGAGCCTGCAGTACCAGGCGCCGGACCGCCGGTGGCTGGCCGATGACCACGGCACCGAGGTGATGCCGGGCGTGCCGCTCGACCTCACCCTGTTCAACGCCGGCCAGCACTACGCCAACGGGTTCATCCCCGACGGCATCGTGCTCGGCAAGGTCACCGCGACCGGCAAGTACGGCCCGTACCTGTCCACCGCCTCCGACGGTCGCCAGACCGCGGTCGGCATCGCGTTCAACGACGTGTCCGTGTTCCAGACCGGCACGGCGACGCTGCGCACCAACGTCACCGTCCCGATCCTGCTCCACGGCTTCGTCAACGTCGCCCTGCTCCCGTTCACCTCGGGCAACGCCGCCGCCGGCGGCTACCTCGACGCGGCGGCCCAGACGGCGCTCAAGAACGTGATCTTCATCCCCTCCGGCATGCAGGCCTGAGAAGAGAGGAACTGACCCATGGCAATCGTCTTCGACGGTCCCGTCACCCCGGAGGACGCGACCACGTTCACCCGGCTCGTCCCCACGCCCGCCAACCTGGTGCTCAACCAGCTGCTGCCCGACCGCTACATCGACGGGCAGGAGGTCGACTTCAACGTCGTCACCAAGCGAGGCCGCACCGCGCGGTTCCGCGCCCTGGACGCACCTGCCCACCGCTCGGCCCGCGACACCCTGGTCACCAACCGGGTGCCGCTGCTCCCCGTCTCGGACTCCAAGCCGGTCCGCGGCGAGCAGGAGATCGCCCGCCTGTACGGCCTCAGCTACGGCAACTCGCCGGTCGCTCCCGCCGCCCAGGCGATCTACGACGACCTCAGCACGAGTACGCAGGACATCCTGCGCAAGGCGGAGCTCACCCGTGGCGCCGTGCTGTCCTCGGGCACGCTGCCGATCAACGAGGGCGGCCTGGTCGGCACCCTGGACTACGGCGTGCCGTCAGGCAACAAGCTGACGGCACCCACGCTGTGGTCCTCGACCGGGTCGGCCGACATCGTCACCTTCCTGAACACGGCCCGGGCGGCGTACATCGCGCTCAACGGGTTCGCGCCGGGCGGGATGACGACCAGCACGCCGGTCCTCACGCTCATGCAGCAGAACACCAAGCTGCAGAGCATGGTCGTGCAGCAGTTCGGGCCCAACCTGGGCGGCTACGCCGGGCTGCTCCCGCAGAGCGCGATCAGCGCGATCCTCGGCGCGTACAACATGCCGGGCCTCTCCCTGATCTACGACACGATGGTCGACGTCGACGGCAACAACACGCTGGTGATCCCCAACAACGTCGTCATCCTCACCCCGCCGGCCGGCTACGAGCTCGGCTACACCGCGTGGGGTCCGACCGTGACGGCGCAGAAGCTCGCGGTCAACGGGGACATCTCCGCACCGGCCCCGGGCATCACCGGCTTCATCGACCGTGCCGACGACTTCCCCTACAAGGAGTCGACGATCGCGGACGCGCTGATGCTGCCCGTCGTGGAGAACCCGAACTACCTGATGATCCTCACGGTCGCCTGAGGGGGATGACGATGGCCAAGAAGAAGGACAGCCAGCGTCGTCTCACCCGGACGACGATCGTGCAGGCCCCCCCGGGTAGCGGGCAGTCGTTCGCGATCTTCGGTCCCGACGACGAGGACATCCCGGACTGGGCGCTCGAGCAGCTGGGCGACCACTGCTTCGGCGAGGCGACCGTGGAGGCCGCTGCGCCTCCCGAGCCGAAGGTCCCCGACACGGGCGTCCCCAGCGGCGACGACGGCGACGACGGCGACGACGGCGACGGGGAGGACGACGACGACGGGGAGGACGACGAGGTCAACCTCGACGACCTCACCAAGGCCGAGCTCGTCGAGCTCGCCGAGAAGGCTGGCGTCGCGAAGACCGGCAACAAGGACGCCCTGATCGACCGCCTCGCGGAGCACTTCGCCGCGCAGGACGACGACCAGGGCGCCGACGGCTCGGACGACTAGTCCCGGCCACCAGAAGATGACGAGGAAGCGGAGGGCACACCATGGCTGACCCCCTGGCCGAGCTGGCCGACGTGGTCGAGCTCGTGCCCTCCGCCTCTTCGGACAGCAGCCGTGTCACGGGCCTGATCGCGAAGGCCTCGGCGGACCTGCGCCAGAAGCTGCCGTCGGTCGACCAGCGGATCGCGAACTTCCAGACCGACTCCACCGACCCGACCGGGCTCGACCCGGTCCTGGTGGCCTCGGTCGTCGCAACCGCGGTGAAGCGCTTCTGGGTCAACCAGGACGGCGCCACCAACACCTCCGAGACCATGGGTCCGTACAGCCAGTCCAAGGGCTTCGCGTTGCGCGGCGACAAGGACGTCCGTGGAGAGATCGCGATCAGCACCTCCGATCTCGCGCGCCTGCGCCGCCCGCAGACCCGCAAGGGTGCCTCGTTCCGGCCGAAGTCGCGGTTCACCAAGGAGCTCAACGAGGTCCCCGTCTTCGACGACACCGGCATCGTGCTCAACGAGATCCCGGCCGTGTACGGCGAGCTCGTCGAGTGAGGCTCACGTGAGCATGAACCTCACCACCGCGACGCTCCTCCAGGAGACCTCGATCGGGGTCGACTCGAACAACAACACCGTCTACGGGCCCAACCCCGTCGCGGTGTTCGGGATCTTCGACCCCGGCAGCAGCTCCGAGCTCGTCCAGGGCCAGGACACCGTCATCACCCAGGCGTCCTTCTACCTCGACGCCTCATCCCCCGTGCCGGCGCCCACCGACAAGCTGCAGATCGGCGACGTCGTGTACGAGGTCGACGGCACCCCCGAGGTGTACGACAACCCCTTCGGCGTCGTATGGGGCTTCGACGGCTTCACACCGGGCCCGGTGCTCCGGCTGCAGAAGGTGACCGGCTGATGGCCACGACCTACCGCCACGACTACGAGGCCTTCGACGCCGTCGTGCTGTGCGCCGACTGGATGGTCGCCAACATGGCCGAGCGCGCTGCCCGCGTCCAGGCCGAGTGCGAGCTCAAGGCGCCCGTCGACGAGAAGAGCCCCCACTCCGGCCGCTACAAGGCCTCGTTCTCCACCTCCAGCGGCATCAAAGAGTCCGCAGAGGGCAAGCGACGCGCCTACGGCCGAGTCACCAACGACGCCCCCGAGGCGCTGTTCGTCGAGTACGGCTCCGAGCACAACGAGCGCCACCGAACCATGGGCAACGCCCTGCACGCGGCGAAGTAAACCCCACCCTCCCGAGAGGACCCGCAACATGGCCACCACGCTCTACCACCCGACGATCCCCGACGTGGAGATGCCCGTCGACGACGACAAGGTCGACGCCTGGAAGGCCGCGGGCTGGCTCGCCGAGGCACCGGACCTCTCAGCCGCTGCCGTGGCGGCGCAGTCGCCCACCGCGGCCGCGGCGCCGACCAGCAAGCCGAAGCCGGCCACGAAGGCTGAGCTCGTCGCCACCGCGGAGCGCCTCGGACTCGACACCAGCGGCACCAAGGCCGACCTGGCTAAGCGCATCGCCGCCCACGAGGCCGCGCAGACCCCCCAGGGCGCCCCGGAGGTCGACGACGACGCCCCGGCCGCGGCCGAGGGTGACCAGACGGTCTGAGCGAGCCCCACGGTGCCCTACGCGGACGCCAAGGCCCTCACTCGACGGTTCCTGGCGCAGGCGTTCCCCGACGCGACCGTCGTCACGTCGATCCCGGCCGACCTCGAGGCGAAGTGCCCGGTCATCGTCGTGGGTCGCACCGGTGGCGGCATCCGCGACCTGGTCCTCGACGACGCCGACCTCGACGTCACCTGCTTCGCGATCGCCGACAGCACCGACGCGCTCGTGAGTGCCGGCGACGTGGTCGACGCGCTCGCCGAGGACGTTCGCGCCGCGCTGCTGTGGAACTTCGTCGGCTTCACCGCGCTCGGAGGCCGCGTCACCCAGATCTCCGAGACGAACGCGCCTCGGCAGATCCCCTACGACAACACCAACGTGCGGCGCTCCGAGGCGTCGTTCCGACCAACCATCAGGTCTACCCCCACTGAAGGAGTCCC